TTTACTGTAAAAGAGGTCTGTGTTTGCCCTTGAGCAACTGAATATGACACTCTTGGTGTATTATTTGATACTGATATGGTCATAACGAAACTCTACTTTCTTTTTTAATTTTAGTCAAACTTCTCATCCAGCGTATATGCTAAATCTCTTACATGACTTTTGATATATGGAATGCTTGCAAACGGTGCTAGCTTCAATAAATCACCAGCACCTTTACCAAAGTCACCAGCAATCATTTCATGTATTGCATGAACAACACTCAATGAATGACTTGGACCAGCACCAGTGATTCCTATCAACGCTTCATGTGGAGTATCTTTATACTTAGGACTAAGAAATCCACCAGTAATATTTGTTCCATTTACAGCTAAAATTGTATGCATAGATTCGTAAAACAAATCCATATACAAAGCAGCAATACCGGAATACTCTATTGACTGCATCATCTTATCTTGAAAATCCATATTATCCCAAACATAGTCAGGCTTTCTCAAACTTAGTCCAGCATACGCCAAACCAATACCCATAATCGGAGCCATAACTCTACTCTTTACAGTACCTTGAGCAATAGATGCAGTAACTTTATTCAGAGCAGCAAAAGAATATGAAAAGAACTGAAAAGGTAATCCTAATAATGGAATATCTAATTTTACATAGCCTGGATAATCTTTACTTTCTTTTAGCAATCCACCTAATCCAGCTTTGTTAACAGTAGATGTACGCAAAAAGACCAGACCATCTACAATCTTTGGCTTATCTGCTGGAGTACCCATAAGAACAGTATTCAAAATACCACTTGATAAAGCACTTTTAAAATTATCTACAAGAACCTCATCACCCCACTCATCATAATCAGCAAGATATAAACCTTTATCGCCTTCCATATGTTTTTGAATCTTACCATCAAGTACAAGTTGATTTATTTTATCAGCATCTGCTTTATTTATGTTGTACCTGAGAAGGTACTGTTTATCAAAGTCACTTGCCTGACCTCTACTCCATCGAACTGCTGCTTGAATATAATGGTCAGTCCTCAAGATACCATCTAATCTTTTTAATGCTGTAGTGACTATTGTAAGACCATTCAATATGTAAAATACATTTTTTGTTTTATCTAAAAAATGGTCACCCATTTGATTCATTTGCATTTCACTTACATATTTATTATTAATTGACCCTAACGTAAGGTCTATTGCTTCTCCACCTTTACCAATATTTTGTATTGTTTTTCTAAAAACTTGTGGATTAAAAAATACTTGGCTTAGTCCATATAAAGTACGACCCACACCATGATTCATCATTATTGTAGCTGGTTCAGCAATTGTTGAGTATACAACACTACCAAGAAAGTTAAGCTGCGCTCCACTTCTTACAACATTTATAAGCTTTTTTGATATACTATAAGGATTATCATGTAGTCTGCCAGTAACAACCCTATCATACATGAATCTTACATTCATAAAGTGTCGTTCTGCATCAGCAATACTATGACCATTTTCTATAGCAGAATCAAATATATCATCTCTTATATCATTTATAGTTTTAAAGATTCCAAACTCTCTTTTAAATTCAACAAGTCCAGCAGTTGACTGAACATATTTTCTGTATACTGATATTGGGTCAGTAACTATAAAATCTATTAGCTTACTATTCGGTATATCTAAGACTCTACCCATCAAATGCTTCGATACACCTACACCAACAAATATTTCATCTACTGGTGCTTCTTCTTCATGCAGTATTCTTTTGGTTGTTTGCTCTGCTAGCTTTCGAGCATCAGACTCTGTCATTAAACCTTTTTTTATCTGATTCTTATTATTAAATCTGTACCTTGTTTTCATCAACTCTGTAGTGAGAATGTTGATGAATCGTTCTCTGTTATTTCTAATTGCTTGCGTATCAAAGTTTCTTGGGAAAAAGTTGTCATCTAAATATTCTTTGCCAAGTTTCTTGGCTTCATCCATAGACTTAACTCTTTCAATCATAGAGTTAATATCATCTTTTATAGATGTTAATCGAGCATCGTAGTTTTCAACATACCCTACAAATTTTGTTCTCTGTGCTACTAAGTCATCTCTTTTTTTACCAATCAGCTTGCCTTTTGCTGTCATTTTTAACTTTTCATCAATGGCTTTTATCTTTTCTACATACTTATCTCGTACTTTTTGCCTTGCTTCAGCATCAAGTTTTTTATTTTCAATCATTGTTTTTAGAAAGTCTGTACCACCCAGCAGTCCTACCGACTCTTTTTCAAGACGTTCATCTTTGAATTTTTTCTTGAGATAATCTAATGCTGCTTGCTCAAAGTCATTTGTACCTTTTTCATCTTTCATATATTTTACAGCAACATCATGCATAAACTCTTTTTCACTTTTGATATATCCACCACCCATTCTTTGAGTTGCACCAGTATAAAGTTTTTGCCATTCTATCTGCTCCATTGAAAACAAGTTGGTTGCTTTCAAATCACTCATACCAATGCTTCTCAAATAAAAACTTCTCATAGTGAGAATCATGTCATATATCTTCCCATCATGAGTTTTCTTTCTTTGGAATATACTGCTGCCTAGTTTTAGACCTCGCTTTACTAACTCAAGCCCTATACCACTATCATGTCCAATCTTTAACATAGCATACTTTGCTGTGCCAGTTGCTGTCTCATCAAACAATAGTGATTTTATTGGTGTAGGAACAAACTTAAATAAAGGACTATTAATAAATTTACCTCTGTCAAAATCAAGAAACTCATTTTTTGCATCTATAGCTTTGCGTGTATTTTGTATTGCAACATCATTATCTTTTTTTCTAATATTCAATTCTTCCAATCTATTTTGCGTAGCAGTAAGAGAACTCTTCAATGTCTTCATCTCTTTATTGTTATTTGTTGCTCGAAGGACATACTCTCTCAATTGTTTTTTATGAAGAGGGTTTCCTTCTCGATAGGCTTCATCTCTCTTTGTACCAAAGCGTAAGACTTCTTGCTGCTGTGGGCTGCTAAATCCATTTTGTTTTATTCTGCTTTGTACTACTTCAAGCTTCTTGCCTAGTTTTTCTATTTTAGTTTCTATACTTTTTATTGTTTTTCTAAGCTGGGGTAATGCTTTTTCATACATTCTTTTATTACCAATGAGCTTATCACTATTAGCAAGAGCTTCTATTTCATCAGCTTTCATAACTTTATTGTTTATCTTTATTTCTTTTATTTTACCTTCAGCAAGTTTTCTTGAATCTTTAAAAATCTTTTGTCTTTGAACATAAGAGTTTTCTTTTTGTCTCTGTACTAAATCATCTATTTCACTTTTTAATCTAGCTCTAAAATCAGGCAACGAATCACCAGCATCATTTGCTAATCTCTCAAGTGCAGACCTATTACCTTTCAATAAATCTCTTCTCATGCGTAAACCAGATGCAATATCTAAACCTTCTTTAAGAACATCTTTTACTTGGTCTTTACTATAAGGAACTAATGCATCTGCTATTGGTCTTGGTCCAACATCTCTAACTTGAGCTGTTCGCACAGCATGAGTAGCAAAATCAACATCTTGATTATTTCTTTGCACATTTTTTACAAACTCATCTGTTGTCTTTCTTATTCTTCTAGCTTGTAAAGTTCTTGGCATACCTATAAATCCACCAAGTACACCACCAAACACTGCTGCTGTTCCCACACTTGCTGCAACCTCTCCAGGAGTTGCTAATGGGTCAAATGGATATCTTGTTGCTTCTTGAGCTGCAACAATAACACCAGTACCAGCACCCACTCGAACTGCTGACCTTGCTATGCCAACAGTAGGTCCACCAAAAGGTAAAGCAATAAAATTAATTGGGTCAAAGAATGCTGCACCTAAGTTCTGAAAGAATCCAGAAAACTTAATTATCTCTCTTCTTTTTATATTTTCATCAAGAACTCTTTTCTTAAAATTAAAATGCTCAAGATTCTTTGAGTCTGCAAAATAATCTGCATGCTCTTCATATCCAGCTATAAGTTCTTGGTCAAAAGGATTAAAGTCTGGGTCAAATGGAACTGGTGGTGCATTCTTAATATCTTCTAATGCTTTGAAAGAATCAAAGTCTTCTGGCATTCCAAGTGTTGGTGGTACACTACCAGCTAATCCAAAGTAATATGAAAGAGGTCGAGCAATACCTTTTGTATCAAACTCAAGGTCTTCTTTAAATGCTTCTATCTGACTATCATAGTTAAATCCAAGCTGTGCTTGTGTTGTTTCCCAAAATGTAGGTGAGATGTTTTCATTAGGAACAAACTCTCCTATCTCTGACATACCAGTAGGATAATAATTTATATCAAGTAAAAAATTAGTTTTGACCATCTAGTGACAATCCAAGTTTTTCAAATAAACTTCTACGTTTTTCTACACCTTCTGCAATCAAATCCTCAAAGATATCATCAAATACACCATCTTCTACCAAAGCATTATTCAAACTCTGTGCAGAAAATACTAAAGGTACTTCACCCTCTTGTTCTGTTGAAACAACATTAACTGGTGACAGTCTACCATTCTTATTAACAAATGCTTGATATACAGTTTCTTGTGCTGATGCTGTTGGATATGCAACTAATATTACTCTGCCACCATCTAAGTCTTGTACCATTGCTTGTGTTCTATTTGCATCTTGTATTGCTTGTGATGCAAAGTATGCTTTTTGTTGAGCAGCAGATGTAAATGTTGTTGGGTCTATTTCTTCTCTTGGGTCACCATAAGTTCTTTGAAACTCACGACTCATAACTGTATTTGGGTCAAACACAAAACCTTCTGGCAAAATAGTATTTATATATTCTATTGCTGCATTATATTTTTGTGGTGAGTTAAAGTATCTTTGCAAACCATGTCTTGTTCTTGTAAAACTTTTTGGTCCATTGTTTGTAAACTCAAGAATGTTACCATCTGATTCCATATATTCTTGATTTACATAGTCTTTTAAAAAATCTTTGTATTCTGCATGAAACTCATTTAAATCAACATTGTTTTTATTAACCATATAACTTCTGTATAAATAATCTGTAAGAGTTTTTATTTCTTCCGGAATATTGCCTTTATTAAAAACATCTGCTGAATGTATAAGACCTTCGATAATTGCATCTGTGTTTGCATTAAGCTGAGGATTCTTCAACTCTTGTGGCATATATTCAATGAGTCCTAATCGTATTTCAGCATACTCATCTTTCAAATCTTTTGCTGTTTGATTAGTCATAGCTTTGTATATTTCAGTCAATGGTTCACTTCTTGTAACCTCAACCATTTGCGAATCTGGTAAGTCACCACCAGAAAAATCAGCACTTACCATTTCTGTCTCTCTTACATTACCAGTAAGTTTGGATATTTGTGCTACAGCTAATAATTTATTAATTGTATCATTAACTTCTTTAAATTTGTAATCACCACCCTCAACCCTAGCACCTCTATAGCCAAATGCACTTCCTTTAAAATTAGTGCCAGGTATTGCTCCGTGTTGTAACCTTTGCACATGAGTTATCAACGCACCCATCTGTTCATTATTAAGACTAGATGTTTTATCTAGTATTCTAATAAATGATGCTGGTAGATATCCATCTGCAATAAACTTATACATTGTATTAGTAATTTTGCTATCTGCTTCAAGTGATGCTGCACTTAATAAATATCTCTCTAAATTTTGTTCTGGACTTTGACTTGAATTATAGAACCCTCTTGCTTGTGTTCGCACCAAGTCAATCAACATATCATTTGTATGTATTGATGTTTTCTCACTAGATTTGATTGTTCTATCCATAATTTGTTTATTGAAATTTTGAGTATCTGCAAGTTTCTGATATGCTTTTGCTGTTGCTTGAACCTCTGATTGTAACTCTCGTAGTCTTGTTTCGAGAGCTTTATCAGCTCCAGCCACATAGTATTCTTTATTATCTACTGTATTTAATTTGAATGCTATAAGGTCTTCTGGTACACCTTCTTTATTTTGAGGATTTTGAATATAATTAACCACAGAGTCGATACGTTTTCTAATTTCTGGATTTACAACAAACTCTCCATTTACCTCTACAAGCATTTTAACATTTGATTGTAAATCTTCTTCAACCATTTTCAGCATCACGTTATGTGTTGCTTGCGTAATAGCTTTATCAATATTATCTCTTACACCACCTAAAAATGGTGTAGTTATTTTTGTCCCTTCCTTTTTCATTTCTTCTTGTATTTTTGCAAGAAAGGAATCTCTTATAGATAACATATTATCTATATTCTCTTGAGACACATCGGTTGTTTTTGCTATTCTATCTATATCAAATAATATTGATTTATTCTCATTGAGCAGCTCAATAGCGGCTTCTAATCCTCGCAAATCTTTTGCCTTTTTTTGAGATGCATCAAAAGCAGCTTTTACTAATAATTCTCCTTGCCTTGTCTGTCTAGATAGTTGGTTTACATCTTCTCTTAAATTATTTAAGTTGCTTGCTTCAAGAAAGTTTCTGTCTCCTAAGTCAGTTCTTATTTCTCTTACTCTCTCTTTTATATTATCTGGTAGAGTGTCTTTTATTGAGCCATCAAGTTGTTTTATTTTTTCTAAATCTTCTTCATTACCAGTTGTAAGATAAAGAGATATAGCATCTATATCTCTACTTGATACACCTTTTATGCTAAGTATTTCTTGTGTTAAATTTTCAGTAACATCACCTTGCATAATTTTTCTGTATGTGCTTTCAACATTTGAGCTCAATAAAATATCAGGTCCAACATCTTCAGCAACCTTTACAATTCTATCTAAATAAGTATCAAACACATCTTTGCTAGTATTCTTTAAATTTTTATATTCACGCAATATATCTATTATTTTATTTTGTGCTGCATCTTTCTCTGCATTCTTACCACTTGAACTAGACCTATCTGAGTTTGCAACAATAGAATTTTTAGCAACAGCTAGTTTCTTTGAATAGTTTGAAACAAACTCTTGCTCATAATATTTCATATTTGCTCTGACTTCTGATGCCTGACTCAAAAGTTCTGGATTTGCTTCTAGCACAGCATCCTTAAATCCAGTTTGGAGGTATATATTTAATGCTGGTATTTCTTCTTTTGCTAATGGCTGGTCATATAAAGAAGCAATAGCAGTCTTTGTACCTATTGCTTTCATCTTCCGTCTTACACCTTGTGCATAATTTTTACTTGATGCATCAAGAGATGTTTGCTCATGCATCTCAGCACTCTTGATTATATTATCCATTTGATTGAGACTTGCTGATATAAGTTGTGTATTGCCTTGCTCTAATCCAGTTTCTAAATTAAATATAAATTCAGCAACATCATTATTTATCATTGTTTCATTTCGTGCTTGTGCTGCCTTAACTTGTAATAATGTAAGGTCAGCTACATGGTCACGAACAGTTGCTGTACCAGCATCTTTAATTATATTTTTAAATTCATCAGGACTATTATCTACAATCTGGTCAAGATAGTTTGACATAGCGTTATTAAATGCTTGGTCACCACCAACAGTATTTTGATACTTTGCTCTTAACTCTTTACTGCGTAGTTTGATGTCATCTTCTACACTTTTCATGTAGCGTTTTTCAGCTAACTGCTCAAAAGCTTTCTTGCCTATAGAACCCATCTTTTGGAACTCTTCAGTAGAATAAGCTTTAAACTTTCCATTCTCATCGAGAGTAGTGAAAGATTCTATTGGAACAGACCTTGCTCTCTCTTCTCCAACTTCTTTTGCATTTGCAGCTAGTTCATCAAACGCAATCTTGTTAAGTTGATTAATACTATCTGCTGTGCTTACAAAGGATTGCTCCACAGCATTAGACCTCTGTATCAATCCTATGGGTTGATTTCTAAAAGTTGTTGTCTGTCTAATTACTTTAACCATTATACACTTGTCTTATTAAGGTTGTAGAAAGATTGAATGCCTTGCGATACTGCTCGAAGATAGTAAGCTCTTTGTTTTGCTTCACCTTCTATTCTAAATTGTTCAGCCTGTCTCCTAAATTTATCATCTGTAAATAATGCTTGCCTATCCATTCTTACTATATCTTTACCAACAGTCTCTTCTTGTTTTCTTCTAAACGCTTTTAAACTTCTATCAGTACCTTTGTCTCTACCAGTACCACCAAATAAATTTGCATTATTTATGGCTTGGTCAGCAAAATATTTATCTATCCTATCGTTATGAAGCTGTGCAAATTTCAATTTATTTCTTCTTCTATCTTCTTCTGCTTCTTTTGCTTTTGATTCTGCTTGTTGTCTTGCTGCATCTCCAGCTGCAACTGTTGACGCAACAGACATTACAGAACCAACAGCTCCTAATATTTGTAAAAATGGTAATGCCATTAGAACGCTATCTCCGCTACTATTGAATTAATTTGTAATGCCAATGGTGCATTCTGTGTAATAGTTACTTGTGGGTCTGTTCCAAACCCTAACAATCTAAACTCTTTCTTACCAGTAACTGCATTTCTTGGCTGGCTCATATCATCAGTAACCTGACGTATAATTAAATTAGTATTATTTACAGTAACGGAAAGAGTATTGTTCAAATCAAGAACAACTCTTTGTACTGTTCTTGGTTGTCCAGTCAAAGGTCCATCTGCAACTTGTGCATCTATTGGATTTGTTTTCAAAGTAACATCAAACTTCAGACCTATCTCTGCTGAAGATATAGAAGAGTCTACTGACGATACGTCCACATTACCACCAGACACAGTAAAACTCCCAAGATAAAAAGTCCCATTGACCACATCAACCACAGCTCCGTTTGCGAAATCGGAACTAACGCTGAAGACCCCATTAGTACCAGAATAAGTTTTAGCCAAATCAGTATTAAAAACATTGCTAAACTCACAAAGAAAATATTTGTTAGTGCCGTCACCTTTATCGAATTTAACAACTGCATAAACATGGGTATCAATCACACAGCATGAATGGAAACTACCTTGAGATGTAA